TGCCGCCCCACCGAGCGACTGCTGCTGCAAAAACGCTTCTTTTCTTCATGGAGGAACCAGGCCTTCCAAGGCTTCGTTTTCGTGCTTTAAAAGGATTAGAGGAGTATTTCATTATCAATGTAAAACATGGTGATAGAATTATCCTCAAAAAAATTGAAAACGAGACTTATCTAGCAGTCGACATCGGACCCCACGATAATATTTATCGCAGGTGGGATAGAAAAAAATAAGGCTGCTTTTCCGTTTTTGATAATTTTGTAATACAAGCAAATTTCGATATTAGCTCAAGCCACCCTTTAACTAAATGCCCTAGCAAAATTCTAGCATTTGCTAAAACCTTATTCCTTAATAACTACCCATTCACGGCCAAGGAGAAGCAGGGGAACTGAGATAAATAGTAGAGCCAGCAAAATGGCTTCTGCTATTCCGGTCGGAATAACAACATGTATGCCGAAAAGTCCCAAAAAAAAGCTTTGAATGAAAGCAATTGGCCCTAAGAAGAAAAACACCAGCCCGGTCCACCCCATAGCCGTCAAACGTTGCCGCAATATCATGAAGTTTCATCCTTTCAGCTTGATGGGAAATAGCACATTAATTAAGTCATTATTTGCTGTTTTATACTCGACTATTGCTGGCAAGCCATTGCAGCCGTGTCGCGGTAATACAAAATACTTATTATCGGATTTTCCGACATTTAATCGTCTTCACTGCGTGGATCGTCAAGATCAAACATCCACTCACTATCGCTCGTATCAGGATCGCCCCAATTAGCATTAAAGAACTCGCGAATATGAGCTTCTATGGCAGCGTATGCCTTTTCTGGTTCTTTGAACTTAACACCTCGAAGCCCAAGATGTATTAATGCATTGTCTGGCCTCCCCTTCTTGAACTGGCGTATGGCGTTTTGGAGTCTATCCTTTCGTAAGTGATCAAATAAGCCATTTTCCAGTTCGTGTTCTAGATCACTCTGCTCAACACCGTACTTTTGCGCCCTTTTCCACCGCTTGAACCTGTTAATAAACTTATCATCCGGCGTAAAAGCCGGAGTCGACGGGCTAAACTGTTCTGGCTCCAATCCTTCAGCTATAAGTTCCGATAATTTATCGAGCGACTCTACTAGCTCCTCGCGATATGGAATAACCGAGCGTGTTTTAGCTAAATTAATTGCGCCGTGCACTTTCTCTAACACATCTTGAACAGTTGGCTCTGGAGGAAATACTTGCTCCAAAGCCACCACAATTTCCGCGTTCATAGTTCTCCCATTACGGTCGGCTGACCGCTTTATTCTATCACGCATTCCATCTGGTAGGCGGACAATAAATTTATCTGAAGCATTTGTTGTTTTAGCCATTATCAACAATCTTTCATCTTTTGTCTATTGACATTTATGGCGTTGCGCCATACCAGTCAATATATGGCGTTACGCCATATCAAAGGACAGTTAACAAATGCTTAAGAAAACAACACTGCGTCTTCCAATAGACGTTAAAGATTTTTTAGAGAGACAGGCAAAAGAAAATGCTTGTTCACAAACAAGCGAGGTTGTCCGTGCAGTTCGGGCAGCTATGAAAGAAAAAGGCGTGACAGAAGCAGCCACTTCCTCACGCCATGTTCAACAACCCCAGATGATAGATGGAGATCGTTTAAATGAAAGATAACATAGAAGAACCTAACAGCGCAACCGGAACACAACATGAACAAATAGACACAGACAAAGAGGTAATCACACACACAATAAAACGGAGTCAATTATCTAAACTGTCAATCACGGACCTAGCGTCCATGTGTAGAGCGTTGAGCCGTATTTATGAAATGATGACTGCTGTAACTTGCATACCTAGTGTCACCGCAAGTGAAAACCATAGCAATGGTATTTTAGAAGACCTATCAGATCACGTTGCCAGGGTTTTGGGTTTATGTGTGTCTGCATTAACAAAAAATGAACCATTGACGGCTGCTGATGCAGAAAACCGGGCACGAACAATCATATGTTACGATCTTGATATGATTGGGGAACGTTTGGAAAATGTTTCTGTAACTTATGCCGGGATAATCGCAGACATTTCCGCGATGAACAAGTGCGCGTTGTACGGCAGGGAATATGACCCCAAAAAGCATTCAATAAAATATTGTTCAGAGGTGGATCTATGATTTACCGTCCTCGTTTACGTCGCAAAGACGTACCTCAATACCTAGCAGAAAAATTCGGGCTTCCAATCACTAAGAGCACCTTAGCAAAGATGGCTGTCAATGGCGGCGGTCCACGTATGGAATATTACGGACGCTTTCCTCTCTATCGCCTTGAGGATTTGGACACATGGGCAAGTGAACGCTTGTCACAGCCCGTCCATTCCACAGCGGAAAGGTAGGCCATGCAATGAGCGAGAAAGTGAAAGAAGCCGCCTTATGGCTTGCCATACAAGAACCAAAGCTTGATGGGCCAATTGTGCCCATCTTGAAAGAACGCTTTTCCCTGACAGCTTATGAAGCAACACAAGCCATTGTCGAGGCGAACCTTATCAGAGCGAGGGCACTCTAATGGCGAAGGGACATGATAGGAAGGGACGTTCAATAAATACAGATGGCAAATATACGCCCTTGTATGAATGGATGATGAAATCACCAGCTTGGCAAAGCTTGGACGTGTTCGGGCGTTGCGTTTACATCGAGTTGCGGCGGCGGTTTAATGGTAAGAACAATGGTGCGATTGTTGCCAGTACACGGGAACTATGTGCTGCCCTCAATTGCAGTGATAAGCCCGTCACGAGAGCATTGAGAGAATTACAGGATCGGGGTTTTATTATTGCGGTTCAAAAAGGTTCATTCAATTGGAAAACTCGGATTGATGACAATGCGAAGCATAGAGCATCGGTTTGGTTGTTGACGGAATTACCACAGGATGAACCTGAAAGAACAATGACTGCAAGAAAGGACTTCATGCAGTGGAAGCCAAAAGAAAAAAACACGGTCGTACCAGAGCGACCATGTGGTCGTACCAGAGCGACCATACATAAAAGTATGGTCGTATCAGAGCGACCAATGGTAGTACCAGAGCGACCATTTTCATCAAAATCAGACTGTGAATGGTCGCCCTCGTACGACACTTATAATATACCATATACCCCCCCTAAAAATAATACTGACATGGAGGGTGGTCATGAGTGATTTAACCCCTGAACAGGAACGAAAAATCGCGCTTGCATTTTTGGGCAGAGAGAATTTTGAACGATATGAAGATGCTAAAAAAAAGAAGTATCGTTTCAAGCCTGAAAAGGTTCCCCCGTTAAGAGCAGAGTTTTTCAATTCCGATCATTCATCTTGGACGCTGGAAATCAAACGCGGCAACGAAGTGGTGAAGCTGCATAAGTATCTGGATGAACGAACAATCATGCGCATGGTGAAGATTTTGAGACGGAAGGATATTCCGGTTCGTCGCTTTTACTTTGATTGGGAGCGTAAAGACAAGACCCTCAAACAGCCCAGTCGTACGAAATCCATCATTAGCCGCATAGGCAAGTTAAAGTATTAAGGACAAACACCATGAAAAAGAAACAACAT